CACAAACAGAAGAATCTGGTTTTATGGCTGTAGTTAAAGAGGCAAGACTTGCAGGTAGAAATATATTTCAATACTCTTGGAATGAAGTTATCTTTATCCCAAAGATAGATTTGGCTAATTTTGCTGGTGCTGGTCTGAGTGGTGCGTCAACTGATTATTCGTTGGGTATAAATGCAGTGAACGCAATAGGATTTACCGCAGGAACAAATTGGAACAACTTATCCATAACAAAATATGGAAACCAATTATCCACAGTTACAATAGGCGATCTATCAGGTGAGATACGAATTCAGGGTACTACATGTGGTATCACATTCGAAAATAAAAACTCTGTTACTAGAGCACTAGAAGCATATCTTCAGTGTGATCTAGAAGGAAATACATCTGGTGTGACCCTTGCATTCCACAACGATAAATTCTCTCCCCTATTGGTAGTAGAAAAACCAAATGGTGCTAGGGGATTTAATACAGATTACTCTGGTGCTTATAACTTAAATGAAGTTTTAAATCGTGCAACATATGATGAAGATAGTTACCCAGAAATTGCTGGAACTTGCGGTGGTGCAGTTTTACATTATCAAGATTTCGATGATCAGGATGATATACCAGATCCTTCACAGGAAGTTGACATATTAATAGGTCCGGGTATAAACGCAAACAAAGAAGCTACAGACTATCCTCGTGGATTTGCTTCTATGCCGGTTGGTTCTTATCAGAGAATAGGTCCCTCTGGAATTGGTGTGGATTGCAATCCAATTCCTATGGGTCATGTGGTTAAGATTCAATCTATAAAAACTAAAGACTTACCTTTATATGGAATAAATATAGACAGTCCTGATATCAAAACAGTTTATTATTTTAATGCAACCAACGCACAAGATGGGGATTGTACAACCGAAGTTGATTGCACGATAGGTGATAATACCACAGGAGGATAAATGGCAACTGATACCATAATAAAAATATTAACAGAATATATTCCCAGAAAAAAATCTGTCAATATAGAAGAAACTCACACCATAAGAAATGAGTATACTTGTGCAAATCCTCTAGGACCAGTTTCGAATGCAGGATGTCCCGAAGAGGATCCTCTATGTAACTGTCCTGCTCAAGAATTGATGCCCAGAAAAGAATATATTGCATCTTTATTTGAATTAGTAACCATAGAAGACGAAACCTTTCAAGATCAAATAAAACAAGAAATATTAAACGGTGTAAATCAGTACGCGGTTGTAGATGGATCTTCTGGTGATGTACCCGAGGTCTTGGATTATTTCCCAGACTACGCACAATCAGTTACATTTCTCAGAGGAATTAGTGCAGATTACGACGAACCTACTGAAGATGAACTCGACGACCTTTTAGAGAAATCCAAGGAGTGTTCTAAGATAGAAGAAGTTTTAGGATCAGAGTGGCTTGGGTGTTTATGGGAAGATCCCAATTCATCTTTGAGTTGCAATTGTCCAGAAGTTGGTCCCAGATTTGCAGACTATCTCCGATATAATAATACGATAGCGACTTTCTGGAATACACCTGATTATGTTCCTCTATACAGCGTGGGTCAGCGAGCACTTATCAACGGTCAGAGAATTCAGATAAGTGTAGCAGGCGATCTTAGTATCAGACCGGGACATGTAATACAATTAGATTTGGAAAGTGAAAATTTAAATCCCGATCTAGAATCTCCCAGAAAATTCACTTTATCATCAAACAAAAAGAATTCTAAATTTACAGGAAAATGGTTAGTAAATAGTATTACACATAGATTTACTGGTGTAAAATTACACAAAATGGAATTGGTTCTTGTTCGGGATAGTTTACCAAAGGCACCAGAAGAAGAAGAAGGATAAATACCTGTATGTCAGACTACACAGATATAAATTTTAACTTTTCTAAAAATACTTTTACATCGGATGTAAATTTGATAACAGATTCCGCTGCAATTAAGCAATCTATAAAAAACATACTTCTTAGTTTTGGTGGAGAAAAATCATTTCGTCCAAATTATGGTGGATCTATACAGAAATATACCTTTGAATCTTCTACTGTGGCAAACAGCACTTTAGCACTAGATATAATAGAGCTGCTAAATACATTTGAACCACGAATTGATGTGCAAACAGTTACTCCAAGTTATAGTAATGGTAAATTGGAACTATCTTTAAAATACAGATATCGTTTTTCTGATAACATTGTAGAAGAAACTGCTGTAATATCGTTGGATTCATAAGAGGAAACCTATGTCAACACCAAACATTAATCTAAAGAGTCTCGAATTCGATCAAATAAAAAATGAACTTGTTACTTACATTAAAAGTAAAAATGAGTTTACTGATTATAATTTTGAAGGATCGGCATTATCAACAATAATAGACCTTTTATCATACAATACATTTTATCAAATTCTGTTTCAGAATATTTTAGTTAATGAAATGTTTTTAGATTCTGCTCAAAAGTTAGAATCTATAATATCACACGCAAAAGTTCAAGGTTATGTTGTACCCGGCAAAACTTCCTCAGTTGCAACTTTAAGTATAACATCTAATAGCAATCAAACTATTCCTGCATATACACAATTTAGAGGTCGAAAAACTAATAGTGAAGTTAAATTTTTCTATAATACCAAAGCAGTAACATTGACCACAGATACTCCGTCAACATTTGATGTCTATGAGGGAATCCGAATTATTAGAAATACAGAATTAACTTTAGATTCAACAACACAGTCGGTGTTTATACCAGAAACTGATATAGAATTTAAATCATTAAAGGTAACAGTAAATGGTGTAGATTATGCAGTTGCAACATCAGTAGAACCAAACACTACACAAGAATCCAAAGTATGCTTTCTTGAAAGAAGAGCGACGGGATATGATGTAATGTTTGCTGGCGTGTATGATGCAAACAGTGGTACTTTTAACTCTGCTAATTTACAAAGTACAGATAAGATCAGAGTTACATATGTTGTCCCATCTGGAACTTCGGGTAATGGTGTAAGTTCTTTTACAACCACTCTTTCGAATATAACCAATATCGGATCTTCTGGATTATCTTCAACGGGAACAAACGAACCATCTATTGAAAGCCTAAAGTTTGCAATACCCAGAGTATTTTCTTCCCAATCAAGGGTGGTTACCAAGGACGACGTAAAAGCATTTTTACTTGAAAGAGGATATGTAACCTCATTCGATGCTGTGACTGTAACTGGTGGGGATGAACGTGTCCCTGAAGAGTTGGGTAAGGTATTTTATAGAACAAATCCCGAACTTGGGAACGATGAAAAAACACAAGCAACAAATGCTCTTAATGAAAAATCTATAGTTGGAATTAAATTTGAGTATGATACAACTACATCCACATAAGAGGAAATTTAATGGATCCTAGTTTCATAACAACAGACCAAAATGAATTGTCTAACAGTGAAAAAGTTAGATCGTTTTTAAATGCAGTTGCTCCGAATGCAGCAAATGATTTTATTACAGAGTCGTGTGATGTACCATTTGATGTGAAAACCGTAGTCCCAAATTGGTTGGTAGATGAACACTATGCAGGAAATAGTAATTTTGTAAAATTCTTTCAGCACTATTTTGATTGGTTGTATTGTGCAAGAGAATCTGGACTATACACTGAAAGCATAGAAAGTCTTCAGGATATAAGCAACATAATACCAGAAACTGCATCTGCTTTCACTAACTCATTTATTCCTCAACTCGGACTCACCGCAGGTCAAGAAGAAGAGTTTCTGAAAAATTTCAGAAGAGATATAATCTCCAAAAAGGGAACTGCAGAAGGCATTGCTCTTTTCTTTGTGCGAGCATTTCCAGAAGTTGAAAGTGTTACTGTAGAGGGTTCTATCTTAGAACAAAAAATTACACTTTCAATTTCTGGAACAATGCAAGATGAGAATGTCTACAAAGACGCCTATGAATACATGAAACCTGTAGGAATAAAAACTGAAATATTTTTTGCTTTGAGTGCAGGAAGTGAAAGAGCAGAATCAAACGAAGATTCTGAAATAGAAGAAAGACTAGCAGAGTTTGGATTTTCTACTGCGTTGTCGAAGGGCATTTCGTTTGAAAATCCACTTATAGGAAATTACTTGGTTTATAACCAAGGGGATACTGGCACTATAGGATATACATCCGGATGTTCTGGTAGTTCACATGCGAGAGCGATTGCAGCAAACACCGCTGATATGCCGACATATACCCATCCAAATGGAGTTCTCACTCCTGCTGGAGCGTCGTTCGGAAGTATAAATATATACGAGTTTTTATACATGCCATATGACTCTAGTCCAAACCACGGTATAACAGGGTGCTAATCAAATGACAATATCTGCATTAGACGCAACAAATCTCTCTGTAGCAAACGCAACTGATTTTGTTACATCTGTAAAAAACAACCAAAGAATACTCTCATACTTTTTGGGTGGAGATTCTATAGAAACATCAGCAGATTTAAATAATGAAAACAGAAGAAGAGAATCATTTAAGGATTCGTCTTTTATTGGTAGAGTAAATCCCGCTACAGTAAACGTGGTGGTTGGAGATGTGAAATGGGTTCGTGGTCAAATATATGGCAAATGGAATACCGATAAAAAACCAGATACTAATTATTACGTCTCATACAACAATAATGTATATCTTATTTTAGGTAACTCAGATTTAAATACAACAGAGGATAATAAAACCATACCTGTTAGTACACCACCAACACACACGAGTGGTGTCGTGACTTACGGAGATGGTTATACTTATTTGTTTTTATATACAATATCCGCAACAGATAAGGGTAATGTAAATTCATCTAAATGGATTAGTGTTCCCGACAAAACTCTAACCTCACATGCAGGTAAAATTACATCACTAGAAATTGATTTATCTACTATATCCGAAAGTAATTTAGTTATAAAAGCAAAGGATCCAATTATTCCAATTATAAGTGATTCTGGAACTGGAGCTTCTATTCAACTAGAAACTATTGTTGTGTCAAGTCCTTACACAACACAAAGCGAAAAAGAATACAAAATTGTGGGTGTTAAGTTTGTAAATCCCGGAGTGACAACATATAGAGATTTTAACTTACGAGATAGTCTAACTGCAATTTTGACAAAAGAAAGTGCAGATCAAATATTAGATATTTTCAATTCTATTACTTTAGGATTTAGTGTACCCGAAGGTATGAATATTAGAGAAATATTGGGTGCAAAATACGCTCTTGTTAATATAGAAACCGACTCAACAACAATTGCATCAACTGTAGATCAAAAAGAGTTTTTTAACTTTGGTATTTACGAAAATGTGGTAAAAAATGATTCTACTCCATTATTTGCCGGTGATTTTTCCAGTAGTGGTATATCC